CTCTGAAATAGCTTTGAGCCGCAAAGAAGTGGCGGAAAATTTAGGTATCAGACCCATTACGGTAGTTTCCCGTGTAAAAAACATTGACACAGTGGTCCAAGTTCATATCCCCGCAGTTAGAAACATTTTAGCAAGATGCTTGTTTGACGAAGTTAAATGTGCTAAAGGTATATCAGCATTGGAAGGCTATTGTGCTGAATATGATGAAGAAAAGAAGAAATTAGGCAATAGGCCGCTACATAATTGGTGCTCACACGGTTCTGATGGTTTCAGGACTTTTGCGGTAGGGTATAGTGAGCCAACCAGCGAAGAAGAACTAGAAGAGAACTACCAAGAGGCATCATACGGCGGATACGGGAGATAGAATGATACCACAACTTGAATCCAGAGATATTTCGTGGTTGAAGAAGAACATAGAGCGCGCCAACATCTGCGAGGACTTCGACGAGGCCACGCTCAACGCTATTGGTGCTGACGTACTCAAATGGCATGAGATAGATGACGAGTCCAGAAGCGAGTGGAAAGAGCAGATAGAGCGCGGCATGGATATTGCCAAGCAGAAGCTTGATAAAGGCAATGGGCCTATCGGGCCAATGTCAGCCAAGACGAAAGACCCACTCATCGCAGAAGCCGCTATGAACTTTGCCGCAAGGGCGATGGCTGAAGTTGTCAGGGGCAAGGATATTGTCAAGACCGAGGTTGTCGGTGATGATCCATCAGGGCAGAAAGAGGCGAGAGGTAAGCGCGTCAGCCAGTTCATGTCATACCAGCTTTTAAAGCAGCAGCCCGAATGGATACCCGACACCGACCAGCTATTAACCTCCCTTCCCATCATTGGCATGTACTATAAGAAAACATACCGCGACCAAGCACTAAACCGCAACGTATCTTGCGCACTTTCTCCTCTTGAGGTAGTAGTCCACAACGATACAAAAACACTCTTACTCGCTGACCGAATCGGCTGGATATTCAAGCGCAATAAAAACTACATCATTGAAAAAATCAGATCAAAACAGTGGGCGGATATTGAAGAGAAACTGTCTCTAGAAGAGGATTGCCCGTTACAGGACTTTGTTGAGCAATATTGCTGGTACGATCTTGACAACGATGGATATAAAGAGCCGTATCTTATCACAGTACACAAAGAGTCTGGCGCTGTTGCCCGCATCTGTGTCTGTTACGAAGAGAATGGCATTGTCGAAGAAAAAGGCAAAGTGTTACGCATTACGCCTGTTGAGTACTACACAGAATACGTTTTTCTCCCACAGCCGGACGGGTCGTTTCACAAAATGGGCTTTGCTCAGTTGCTTGGCGCTATCAACGAGGAAATCAACACACTCCAGAATCAGCTTATCGACTCAGGAACTATAGCCAACATGCGCCCAGGTTTCATCGGTAAAGGTGCCAAACTTCCCGCAGGCGGTATTGTTACCAAGATAGGCAGGCTTACCCCTGTAGAATCCAACGGGCAAGACCTTCGCGCTAACATATTTTTTCCTGACTTTGCAGGGCCTTCTGAAGTTCTGTTTAAGATGCTAGGCCTACTTGATGAGAAGGGCCACAAACTCGCGTCAATATCTGAAGGTATGCAGGGCGAAACTGGCGGGGCGAATGTACCTGCGACAACTACACTTGCTTTGCTCGACCAGGCCCTGAAAATATACACTTCGATCCTTTGGAGACAATACCGCTCGTTCGAACTGGAGTTCTCAAAGCTATACAAACTCAACTCGCAGTATGTAACCGACGAAGAATATCAGAACATAGTAGACGATCCACAAGCAACCATTGCCAACGACTTCAATATGAAGAACTGCGACATTGAGCCTGTTATGGATCCGAAAGCATCCAGCGAAGCACTCAGACTCGCACGGCTCAACGCAATGGCGCAAGCCGCTGGTATGCCTCCCGCTGTTGGTCGTATCTATCTCGAGGGAATTGGTTGCAGCCAGAAAGATATTGATGATATATTCCCACCGCCACAGATAGGTGAAGATGGGAAACCATTGCCGCCACCTCCTGACCCTAAGATGATCGAGATTCAGGCGAAAATCACCCAGATGGCACACCAAGGGGAGCAGAAAGATAGAGAACTAGAACTAAAAGATAGAGAACTAGAACTAAAGCATATGGAAATGGAGCAAAAGGAATCCGTCGCAGTATGGACTATACTCAAACTCAAAGAAGAGATCACCAATATACACATAAACAGTATCGAACGACTTGCCCACGCTGAACAGATGGAAGTCGGAACGCAAATAGAAGTATCACGCCAGCAACTTGCAGAACTGCAACACGAACTAGACCAGATGAACACCAATCGCGACCACGAATTTAAGGTTGCGCAATCTCAGCAAGAAGCCCAAGGAGGCGAGAATGGAACAGGAACAACAGGGGATGACGGAGATAGTGGGTCTGAGTCAGACAGCACTCAAGGCATGGCTGGGAAGCAAAACAACCAAGCTGGTTCTGGCGTACCACAAGACGCAGCAGGAGTCCTTGGAGCAGCAACTAGCACGGGGGCCGATGGGCTTGTCTCCGGAGACAGCGGCGATGCAATGGGCGTTGGTATCGGGGACAATAGCGGGCATCGACCAGATACTACAGCTTCACAACTTGCTGACGCAGAACGACGGCCAATGATGTAATATGAGCTTATTTAATATGTCGCACAAAAATTGCGTTAAAGTCTATAACTGGTATCATCCAGAAGAACTAAACCAAAAGGAGAACAAAATGGACGTACAGACACTCGCAGAGATATTCAAGACAGGCCGCAAGAATGGTATAATCCAGATGGGCGACGCTTTGTTTTCAGAGATCATTGAGTTCCTTGAACCTGTTGCACCGGCAGTTGAACCGGAGCCTGCCGTAGAAGAACTGAAATCGGAAGAACCGGAACCGGCAGATGAACCTGTAGTTTAATCAACAACACAAGAAATAAAACTCAAGGAGTTTATCAATGGAAATGACACCACTTCTTTATCGCCTTATAGTTGAGTTGGAACCGATAGACAAGTTCGCCGAAGGTTCTACCGTTATCACTAAGCCAACGGGATTGATTGACAGAGAAGAACAGAGCCGTTGCCGTGGACGCATCGTAGCCAAGGGGCCATATGCTTTCAGCAACCATCCAAACGGTCAGCCGGCAGTGGGAGACTTTATCCTGTTTGCTCAGTTTGCTGGAGACTTTGTAAAGGATAACGCAACCGGTAAGGATTACCGCGTGATTGACGACCTGGAAGTCAAGTCGATCATTCCGCAGACAGCCGATAAAGTATCACCGGGGCTTTGATATGACCGCAGCCGACCATATCCGCCAACAGATGAAGTCATGGACAGCACAGGAGCTTGAAGCGTTCGCCGCTAAGTTGCTGATAGTAAATCAGACCAATTTCCACGGTAGCAAAACTATCCATTATGCATCGGGAGTGGCGCGCAAAGTCGAGGATAAGATTGTGAGGGATATATGCTGATACCGAAGCGGTTTAAGCTTATGGGACGCACAATAGAAGTGGTGGAACGCGCAGACCTTATACAAGAGCGTAACTGGACAGGTGCAGCATGTTATGAACTCGACAAAATTGAATTGCTACCTTCTTCCGAGTTTTACAAACTATCACCCGCCAAACAAGAACAGACTTTTTGCCATGAACTTGCTCACTGGCTTTTATATTCAGCTGGTGGAGCAATCAATTACAACATGAAAGACAACGAATATATCCACAAGAATGAGGAGTTTGTTGACTTGCTTGGCAGTTTACTTCATCAATTTTTTAACACAGTCGAAGTAGAATAAAAACTTGACTTTCATTAGCAAACAAGAATAAATTAGCACAAAGCGCCATAATATTGACGGACATAATTAACAGCCTTATCGTGATAAGAGGGCGGTTTCCATAACGGAGCCGCCCTTTTTTAATTTCAAGCTCAAAGGAGCCAACACAATGGAAGCAGAAACAGACCCCGGACAGACCGGCACAGAATCAGAACAGCACGAAGCAACGCCGCCCACTATCGAAGAGATAGCAAAGGCAATTGGCTACCGCAGCAAGGAAGAAATGAAAGACCCTAGCAAGCACGTTGACGCGGCAGAGTACATCAAACGTACTGCCAAGTTCAACGAGGACTACCGCAAGGAAATAAAAAACCTCAAACGCTCGCAGGATGGCGTAGCGGCAATGGTTCAGCAGATTGCCACTGACAAGTTTGCAGAGGGCGTAAGAACAGCCGAAGCCAATCTGAAAGCGGCAAAGGAAGCATACGACCCAGAAGCCATCGAAGCGGCAGCAACAGCAGTTGCACAGGCAAAGCAGAAAGCTGCACAGGTCAACACCATACCGGCAACCGATCAGGCGGAGATTGACGCGTTCTGTGATCGGAATACGTGGTTCGACACTAACAAGACAATGAGAACGGACGCGCTGGAATATCGGGAAAAGTTCGTAAAGCGTAATCCTGATGCTACCACGGCGGAGGTTTTGGAATACGTAGAAACAAAGATCAAGAAAGATTACCCAGATAAGTTTGAAGCCAAAGAACCAAAAGAACGCAAACAATCTGCCGCAGGGCCGGAAGGTGTAAAGAACAACAACACCGGCGCACAAGCATCATGGGAGAAGCAGGAAAAAGAACTCTCTGACCATGAACGCAACACCATGAATGCCATGTGCAAGCAGGAGCACAACGGCCAGCCAATAATGACCAAAAAACAATACATAGAAGCACTGGCCCAGAGTGGCCGGTTCGGGAGATAACAAATGAGCCAGAATCCAAGAGTGGATAACAGAACACGCGAAGCAAGGGAACAGAAGTCATCCGGCGTACCTCAGCGTCCGCGCAGTAATCGCGCTGGTAAACTATCAATCCCGCAAGAGTTCATCAAGCCCGGTTATGTGCCTTATCTGGCGATCAACAAACCTGGCAATATTGAACAGATGATTAGCGAAGGATGGGAGCATATCATTGCTGATTCATCTATCGCTAACCTGACCACAAGTGAAGACGCTACGCAGAGTGGCACTAAGTACACTATCCCCGCAGGGGGAGGGTTCTTGTACTACGGTATGCAGATAAGACCGGAATGGCACAAGGAAATTCAAAATGAACGCCGCGCAGAGCTGGCAGAAGCTGAACAGGCATTACGGGCCCCAAGCAGCAATGGGTTACCTTCAAATGCTGAACTGTATGACCGAGACAGCAATGGTAACAAATTCGGACTCAACTCAAATATAACCGACGTATAAAAAAGGAGTTTAAATCATGGCAAATATCAGCCGAATCAACGGGTTTATTCCTGTTGGTAGTCTCACCGGCGCTGAGAACAACCTTAAAGAGATGACGTGCGCTTTCGCCGCTGGCGAAGGCACTGCTACTTTTATTGGTGACTTGGTGCTGTTTACCGGAACATGCGATGCAACCGGAGTACCGTTCGTTAAACAGGCAGCAGCTACAGACGTAGGGCTTGCCGGAGCTGTAGTTTCTTTTGATGTTGACGGTTCCAAACTGGAACAGACCTACCGCACAGCCAACCAGGTGCGTTACTGCAAAGTTAATGTCGATCCAAACACCATCTTTGAAGTTCAGGCAAATGCCGCACTAGCCCTGACCGATATGGGTATGCGTTTCAAGCCGGTTGTTGGCTCCGGTAACACAACCCTCGGTACATCAGCAATGCAGCTTGACGCTTCATCCAAAGCAACAACCAGCACGTACCCGCTGACCGTTATCAAATATCAGCCGGACACGACTCCTGCCGCGCTTTATAATCGCGTGCTTGTAAAAATCAATTCACATTATTTCGGGAGTCTTGGTACTCTCGGCATACAGGGGAGCTAACTAATGGCTATCGTCGGAACGGGAAATTTTTCAAAAGCAATGCTGCCTAAATAATACTGGGCCTTTACTCAGTAATGAGTATCGAAAAACTCCTTTAATTGCTGGAAACTCTTCGCGGTTTAGGATAAAATAAGCCGAAAGACAATCAGCAGGGAAGGCGGGAACACCTTATGATAATCTACAAAGCAACAAATAAAATAAATGGTAAATGCTATATCGGGCAAACAGTTAAAACTCTTGCTCGTAGAAAATGCGACCATCTTTGTAGATTGCGTAAGGGCGACAGAGACCATAAGTTTTATCTTGCTTTACGCAAGTATGGTCAGGAAAATTTTGAATGGGAAACCTTACAGGAACACTTTGCCCACGGACTAAGAGAATTCTGTAAGAACTTTTCGAAAGAAAAACTGACGCATTCATCACTTTCACAAGTCGCAACTGGCAAATGGAGCCATTACAAAGGCTACCAATGTGAGTTTGCTACCGCAACCTTCAACGACTAGGCAGGCATGCCGTACCCTCAAGCGAGGGGAAATGGGGAGTAACCCTTAACGGGGTTAGTGATATAGTCTGTTCTTCATAGAAATATGAAGCTGTCCGAAAGGGCGGGGTAAGAATCGCAACCTTACCTGAACACGCAAGGGTGTAGCATCATGGTTCGGAATTGACTACAACGAGTTCCAGAAATTCACACCTCAGATGTTTGACGTTGTGAAATCTGAGAAGCTGTACGAGGAACTGGTATCTGCTGGCGGTCTCGGTCTCTTGAAACAGAAAGACGAAGGCGACGGTATCCAGTACGATGCTATCCAGCAGGGTTTTGTTACCCGCGTCTATAACAAGACATGGGCGCTCGGCCTCCAGTACACACAGGAAGTGATCGAAGACAATCAGTATAAGTCCGATGGTCTGGCAATCCTCTCCAAGGACGCTGGACGGTTCTTGGCTCGCGCTGCTGGCAAAACGGAAGAAACCCTTGCAGGTAACTTCTACAACAACGCCTTCACAGCGCTGGGTGGAGACGGTGTAGCATTTATCGCATCCAACCATCCGACTGTACGCGGAGGCACGTTCTCCAACACGCCAACCGTATCGGCTGACCTTTCGGAACTGGCACTTGAACAGTCATTGATCGATATCAAACGCCTCAAAGATGACGCTGGCACGATCATCCAGTTGATGGGTAAATCCGTCATTCTTCCTCCTGAGTTGGAATTTGAGGCTAACCGTATCCTCAAATCCAGCAACCAGAACGACACGGCTAACAATGCAACCAACGCTCTGAAAAATATGGGCTCGTTCCCAGGAGGTGTTGTTGTTAACCCGTATCTATCCAGTTCAAAGGCATGGTTTATCAGAACTGACGTCATGCCTGAAAAAGGGCTTGTTTGCTTTGACCGCATCGCAAGTACTGTCAGCGATGACAACTCATTTGAAACGGGTAACGCTAAATTCAAATGTAGGTTCCGTCGCAGCTTTACAGTGGGCGACCCAAGAAGCTGGTACGGTTCAGCGGGGGCTTGATAATTAGATTAACAGTAAATAAAGCTTGAACAAAACAAAAGAGCATGTTAGGCTATTGATACGGCAACCAGTTAGGATCATATGGATAAGACCGCCGCCCACTATAGCGGAAGCATGGCGTTCCAAGCCATATTGGTTGCAAGAGAAAAAACAATTGCTCTCATCCTAAAACGAGGGGCTATTCCATTACGGAGTAGCCCCTTTTATATTTTCCCGCGCGTCCTTAATTGGACGGCTATTTCAGCCGCAAAGGAGAAACACAAATGGGCGCACTTCCCCGCAGATTCAAACCGACGCATTATCCTCTTGGCCTCTCAACAGACATCCCAACAAGCAATTTCGCTAACATGGGCCAGCCTGATCCAACAAACTATGTCACGTACTTTGACGACTTCTTGAAGTACACAGCCGCAGATTGGACTATCACCAATACGACCGGCACAGTGACCGTAGCTCCGGGTAGCCTTCTCCGTGGTGTCATCACTGCAACCAACAGCGCAACAGCCAATGCAAGTAACGGCGTTGTTTATGGTGCATCTTCTGTCAACGGCGCTTTCAACGTACAGCCTTATGTTCAGGGTACTGCCAAAGGTGAACGACTTTTCTTCTGCGCAAGATTTAAAGTAACTGACCTTTCCACAGTGTTTGGTATCGGACTTTACAAGTACAATACTACGACTCCGCTTGCTCCGGCTGATGGACTGTTCTTTCTTTCCACTGTAACCACAGGTGTTGTTAAGCTGACCGCCATATCATCGGCAGGTGGCACGACTACATCGGCAACCATTGCAACTATCGCCGCTGATACGTTTATCGAACTGTCATATGTGTATGAACCTCAGAAGATATACAAAGACGGATCATCCACA